CACCAGCAGAAGATGTGGCTGAATGAGCGAGGGTAAGAAAAAACTAGCGACAGGCTGGGCATTGAGTATCAACTGGCAATATGAAGATGGCACTTGGCATAACGAGCTGATAACTGATTTGCCTAACTCAGTTGCCCAAGCCGTTGATGATTTTATAACAGAGCTTGAGAATGATTATAATGATCAAACCTTGCAATGATACGATATTGGTATGAACAAATGGTAAAACCTAAAGCTAGCTAGAGAGGTAGTGTTCGTATCAGGGAGCAGGTTGGTCGTTCCTGCTCCCATTTTTACTTGACAGAAAATAAAAAGTATGTTATAGGTTTCACATGAATTACACAGATCAGATAGAAGTTATAAAAGATTTAGGGTTAGATGAAGGGCAGTCTATGAGAATGGACTGCCCTTTTTGTATGCGTAAGCATACTTTTTCAATCAGCAAAGAAGATTCAAAAGTGCTATGGTATTGTTTCTCTGCATCTTGTGATGCCAAGGGTGCATACTATACAGAGAAAACTATGCACGACATAGAGCATTTTATTTATCAGGATAGGGACAAGCCAGATGTAGATTTCATTGTACCAAAAAATTTTATATCCCCACACTCTAGTGATAGATGTCTTAGATACTTGATGAACAACAATTCATTTACTGCTTTCAATACTAACAAGGCAGATGTAAGATTCGATCCTGCATTAGATCGTGTAGTATTTATGGTGCATGATGATGAAGATAAAATTATTGGAGGTGTTGGTAGATCTTTGAATTACAACATACTACCTAAATGGTATGTGTATGGTAGTAAAAAATATCCATTCATTTGTGGTGGTGGAGATACTGCAGTGATAGTAGAAGATTGTGCGTCAGCATGTGCAGTATCAGATAACTTTGCAGGACTAGCATTAATGGGTACAAGTTTACCACAAGAGTATACAACAGTAATAAAAAAAAGATTTAAGAATGTTATTGTAGCATTAGATAGAGATGCAACAACAAAAGCATTTGACATAGCAAGAGAAGTAGGTATGGTAGCACATACTAGAGTTGTTATGTTAGAGGACGACTTGAAATATTTTAAACCTGATGAGATAAAGGACATGCTATGCAAGAACGACAGTTAATAAAACTACTACTTAAAAAAAATTTTTATGAAAGAAACAAAGGCAAAGTATCTAAGACTACATTTACTAATGGTCTTGGTAACTTTTTTTCTACTATAGAAAAGGCACATAAAGATTATGAAGATGATCTAACAATAGATGAACTAATAGATTTACATACAGAGAAATACAATCCTGCACTAACACGAGCTGCAAGATTAAACTTTGAAACTCTTGTACAAGAAATAAAAGATGAGCAAGAACCAAACGAAGCTGTTGCTACAGATATTATTGAAGCAGTCTACAAAAGAAATCTTGCACACAAGGTAGCAGTTATAGCTACCGATATATTCAATGGACAGGACAAATCATTTAATGAAATCAAACAGTTACTAGACAACACAGATGAAGATACTGATGAGCATGAATCAGTTACAGAAGATATACCAGAGTTATTAGAATCATTAGATGTTCAAACTAAGTTTGAATTTAATCTTCCAAGTTTACATGAGCAAGTTCCAGGTATTGGTCCAGGTAATTTAGTTATACTATTTGCTAGACCAGAGTCAGGTAAGACTGCGTTCTGGGTTAATCTTGTTGGAGGACTAAAAGGTTTTGCATCTCAGGGTGCGAAAGTATGTGCGTTAATTAATGAAGAGCCTGCAATCAGAACACAGATGCGTGTCATCAATGCACATACAGGTATGACACGAGAAGAGATTACAGACAATTTAGATTTAGCAAAAGAAAAATGGAAGGAGATAAAAGATAATGTTAAACTTTTGGATACTGTTGATTGGACTATTGATGATGTCGATGCTTTTTGTAAGCATCACAAGCCCGATATTCTTATCATTGACCAGCTAGATAAAGTTGGAGTGTCTGGTAACTTTACAAGAACAGATGAAAAACTTAGAGCTGTGTATACTGGTGCAAGAGAGATAGCAAAACGACACGAGTGTTGTGTGATAGCAATATCACAAGCATCAGCAGACGCACATGGTAAGACTAGAATATCTTTTGATATGATGGAGAACTCAAAGACTGGTAAAGCTGCAGAGGCAGATTTAATTATAGGTATTGGTAAGCATGGGTCTTTAGATTCCCTTGACACTACTAGAGTTATGTGTATAAGTAAGAATAAGATATCAGGATATCATGGAGAGATAACTTGTAATATCGAACCACAACTATCGAGGTATAGAGTATGATTTCAGTATTAGATGTAGAGACCAGCTTTCAAGTAATAGATCGTAAGGTAGACCCACTTCCTTTCAACCCTAGTAATTGTTTGGTTAGCATTGGCGTTAACGATGAGTACTATTTTTTTAATCACAATCATCAAGAGTTTGATATCAATGCTAATCATAAAGCAGTTCAAAGTATCTTAGATAGGACTACTTTACTTGTTGGCCACAATATTAAGTTTGATTTAGTGTGGCTGTTGGAGTCTGGGTTTAAGTATAGTGGTAGATTATACGATC